GATGACATCGTAAGAGAGGCTTCTTGTGACTTCACAGACACGTCAGAAATCACAATTGCAGAAAGAGTTCTTCAACCGGAATTTCAGCAAGTGAATTTGAGTTTGTGTAAAAACGACTTTGTTTCTGACTGGCACGCACTTGAAATGGGATTGTCTGCACATCACGATCTTCCAAAGACGTTTGCGGATTATTTAATTTCTTACGTTGCTGCGAAAGTTGCGGACAGAACTGAACGTTCAATTTGGAGTGGTGATACTGCTACAAGTGGACAATTCAACGGATTCACAAAATTAGTTTCAACGGATGCTGCCCTTCCAACGGATCAAGAAATCGCTGGAACAACCGTAACTTCTGCAAACGTGATTGATGAACTTGGAAGTATTGTGGATGCAATCCCTTCAACATTATATGGAAAAGAAGATTTATTCATCTATGTTTCACAAAACATTGCACGTGCTTACGTTCGCGCACTTGGCGGATTTGCTGCAAGAACACAACAAAACGCAGCAGCAGACGAAAACGTTGGCATTGCTGGAGTTGGTGCAAACGGATACGGCGGAAACGGAACAATGTGGTATAACAACGGCGGATTAAGTTTCGACGGTGTGAAGTTATTTGTTGCAAACGGACTTGCTGACAACGATGCAATTGCGACAACAAAAGACAACCTTTTCTTCGGAACTGGTTTATTAGCTGACCACAATGAGGTGAAAATCATTGACACAAGTGAAACACTTGGTGATGACAACGTTCGTGTTGTGATGCGATTTACGGCTGGTGTTCAGCTAGGATCAATTGAAGATGTGGTGACATACGGAATCGCAAATTCAGCAAACTAAGAATAATTAATCAATGAAAAAGGGGTGGGCGATCCAAACGGTTCACCCGCCTTTTTTTTTATAAAAAAATAAAAAACTGATATGGCTTGTGACTTAAGTTTAGGACGAAAACTTCCATGTTTAGACGTTGTCGGCGGAATTAAGGCGGTTTATTTTATCGATTATGATGACATTACAATCGCTTACGATTCAACAGACACGGACTTGATTGAAGACCTTGGTGCGGTAACCGCATATGAATACGAATTAAAAGGAAATTCATCGTTTGAGCAAACATTTACTTCTTCACGTGAAAACGGGACGACATTCTTTGAACAAACATTGAATTTGACTTTGACAAAACTTACAAAAGAAGACAACAAAGAATTAAAACTTCTTGCGTATGGACGACCACATATCGTGGTTCACGATTATAACGGAAACGCGTTTTTAATGGGTGCGGAACATGGTTGTGAAGTAACCGGCGGAACTATTGTAACTGGTGCGGCAATGGGTGATTTAAGTGGATACACATTAACATTCAGCGCACAAGAACAAGTTCCCGCGAACTTCTTGGAAGGCGCAACTGAAGCAGACCCATTTGGTGGGTTGACCGCTACGGTGAACGTTACTGAAGGAACAAATTCTTAAGAATTTTTTCATTTGATTTTAAAGGGTGTCCATTTGGATGCCCTTTTTTTTTATTGGTTATTATGCGTGCATAGTAAATTTCCAAATATAACAAATCGATAATAAAATGTTATATATATAACAAAATATGTTAAAGTTTTGTTAAAGTCATGTTTTCACTTGGTTATTATAAACATTTTTTGTTAATTAGTGGAAAGATTAAGTTCTTTGACATATTTTATTAATTCAAAAACACAATTATGAAAAAAAGTGATGTAACAATCGACGCGCATGGTCGCGAAATTAATTTGAGATTTGATGTCATAAACAATTGCATGAAGGACAACAAACCGTTTGGATTTGACAAGAAGCCAATGAAGACGACAATCGTTCAACAATGGCGAAGTGAAAAATGGCGTATGGATTACGGTGCGCATTCAAATATGGAAACGACCGGTTGGCATTTGAAAGGGTTTGACGATTTAGTCGAACACATCAAACGTTGTTTAAGACACGGACACGTGATTGAAATTCATCCGGATTATGAACGACCGATTGATCAGAAGTTTTAATCACCACAAGAAGGGGGACATTGTCCCCTTTTTTATTATAACAAATTGAAGGGTTTTTTATTATAATAATATGATAATTCTTGAAGAATCCGGATCGTCGCAAACGATAAATTTTATCCCAAGGGAATACACCCAAGGGACGACATATACCGTCAAGATTGTAAACGAATCAACAAACGCTGAAGTGTACAATGAAGACGTGACGACATTTACGGAAAATCTTTATTATTATCAATATTCCGACACGTTCAGTTTAAAAGAAGACACATATTATTTGCTTACAATAACATCGTCGGAAGTGGTTTTTAAGGATAAAATATTTTGCACAAATCAAACCGTTTCATCGTATTCGGTCAATGAAGCTGAATACACACCACACACAACCGATAATGAATTTATTTTCTTATAATGAACACACATTTTATCAATTTATCGTCGTACGTTAAACCCAAGGTCATCGAAGACAAACGAAAAGACTGGGTGGCTTATGGCGAAGACAATAATTACTACCAGTATTTAATCGACTTGTTTATCAATTCAACGACAAACAACGCAATTATCACCGGTATTTCAAACATGATATTTGGAAAAGGTATTGACGCACTTGATTCATCGTCCAAACCGGACGAATATGCGTCCCTTAAATCAATCTTCAGCGATTCATGTATGCGTAAGGTCATCTTGGATTTTAAAATGCTAGGTGAGGCTTCATTTCAAGTTTTATATCAAAACGGTAAGGTAATTAAATCCGAACATTTTCCACGTCAAACATTGCGTGCTGAAAAGATGAATGATGACGGTGAAATTCAAGCATATTATTATCACCCAAAATGGCACGAAGTAAAACCATCGGACAAACCAAAAAGAATTGCTGCATTTGGTTTTGGTAATGGAAAAGAACCGGAAATCAAAGTCATCAAAAGATATGTGTCGGGGTACGATTATTATTGTCCCCAAGATTATGAAACGGCATACGCTGAACTTGAAACAGAAATTTCTGATTTCTTAATCAACGATGTCAAGAATTCATTTTCGGGAACCAAGGTTGTAAACTTCAACAATGGGATGCCGGACATGGAACAACAATTGAACATCAAAAATGATGTGATGCACAAACTTACTGGTTCCAAGGGTGAAAAAGTGATTGTTTCATTCAACAACAACCAAGAATCAAAAACCACGGTTGACGACATAAGTTTAAACGACGCACCCAGTCATTATGAATATTTATCAAGGGAGTGTCAAAACAAACTTATCATTGCGCATCGTGTGACGTCACCGCTTCTTTTGGGAATGCGAACGGAAAACAATGGACTTGGGTCAAATGCAGACGAAATCAAAACGGCTTCTTTGTTGTTTAACAACGTCACAATAAGACCATATCAAGATATGATTTGCGAAGCAATCGACGATATTCTTGCGGTCAATGGTATATCCTTGAAGTTGTATTTTAAAACACTTCAACCGTTGGAATTTATCGACACAAGCAACGCAATAACAAACGAAGCACGTGAAGAAGAAACTGGTGTCAAATTATCCAAAGACGAACGTCCATTTTTAGATGACGATACGGCGAATGAAATATGGGAAATGATCAAGGATTTGGGTGAAGATGAAAATCTTGATGAATATGAATTGATTGATGTCGAAGACACCGAAGATGAACCCGAAGATTTTGATGTTGAAGATTATTTAAATGGATTGCATTTATCAGCGACACAAGATTCGTCACAAGACGACAAACGATACAAGGTTCGATATAAATACGTCAAAGGAACACGCAAAGAACCAAAAGGTGAATCAAGACCATTTTGCAAAAATATGCTTAAAAATGGCAAGATATTTCGAAAAGAAGACATCGGACAAATGTCAGCACGCGGGGTGAATAAAGAACACGGACACAAGGGTCGAAATTATTCATTGTTTAAGTGGCAAGGCGGGGTGAATTGTTATCACCGATGGGAACGTCGTATTTATAAAAAACGATTGAAAAAAGACGGAACCGAATGGGGTGGCAACGCACTTGACGGAACCAAATTTGTAAATGTACGTCAAGCGGTACGTGACGGATTTAAACTTCCGAAAAATCCAAAACAAGTGTCGGAAGCTAATATCACAAGATCGGATCGCGGACATCACCCAAATTATAAAGGATAATGGCAAAAGGATTAATGATTTCACGGAAGGACTTGATTAAATATACAAGTTTAAGCGGAAACATCGACACGGATAAATTCATTCAATATGTGCTTATTGCACAAGAAATCACCGTTCAGCAATTATTGGGAACGGATTTGTATGAAAAGATTCAAACTGACATCGAAGGTTCGTCACTTGCTGGTGATTATTTGGCCCTTGTAAATGATTATATCAAACCCGTTTTGATTCATGCCGCGGCCGTTCAATATATCCCATTTGCTTCATATACATTCGGGAATAAGGGTGTGTTCAAACACACATCGGAAACCGGGGAAACGGTATCAAAAGAAGAAGTGGATTATTTGGTTGAAAAAGAACGCGATACAATGCAATTTTATGCAGACCGTTTGCTTGACCATTTGACATTCAATGCACCTTCAAAATTCCCGGAATAT